GTGTCTGTATAGGGTGCAGTAAATACTAACTCTTGTGGGGTAGAAGACATGCCAGCAAAGAACAATGACTCTTTAAAACCTGTAACAAACTTAGGATTAGACGGTGCGCCTGTACCACTAATATCTGTTACTGTAGTGTTATCGTATTTAGATGCATGATTAGCACCATCTGCCCACACAATAAATTCTGTACCTGCTAGTGTATATCTAAAGAAGGTATAGCGTCCTGCGCCTGTTCTACTTGAGTCTATCTCTGTCCAAGACCCACTACCTGCAGCACCTTTATGTATCTTACGTCCCCGCGCTGCAAGCACGTTACCCTTAAAGTGAGCAGACATAAGTACAGATTCACTAGAAAGCTGGTCTTGTGGAACAATGTTACTATTCCACTTGTTGTATCCTGAGATACGCCTGTACCCACCAGTAGTGGCAGGTTCAAAGTTTTCTAGTTCAAGTGCCATCCCCGGCTGCATTGCAAAGGTTGACTGGTCGAGAACTAGACCACCTTGACATGCAAACACAAAGGGATTAAGGCCAGATTCATCTGCCATTTAAAACCTCTAAAATCCACCCGCGCCAGCACCATACCGTTGTGAGTAAGGAATGTATGTAGACCTAACGTAATCCGCACGGTTCAACAAGATAGACTGCATTTGCTTAATACCATCTTCAAATCGTGAGAAGTTAATTCCGTACTGCTGTGCCTCACCACGATACTGATATGCGTAAGCGGTAGCACCATCTACAACTACTTGTCTATACTGTTCTGGAACTGTAGGCACATCTCCGTGTGCAGACAAAGCTGTAGGCTTTTTATAATATTCTAATTTTAATTCATATGCTTTATCAGGATAAGGAAATAAACCATAGTTATTATCTGGACTTCTAAATACATAAATAGGAACAGCACCTACACCTGTTGTAGTTTCTTGTTCAATATATTTTTGAGTATATTCTTTATAATCCATAATACGCAAAGTAATACCATTTACTGCAAGCGTATCATCTTTGCTAATTCTAAAAGTATCATAGTCTACAGACTGTGAGTCTGCAGGAATAGTGTAGCGTGTTTGACCAGCTACTAATGTTTGAGTATGTGTATCATGTGTAAAAGGCCAACCAAACTCTCGCTGGTTGACATAGTTAATAGCATCGTTTACCGCATTCTTACACTGAACTTGAAAGCCACGTGCAGACGCAAAATTAGCTGACGTAAGAGCCACCTCATTCATACGTGCAATGACTTCATTAGTAATGTCTAGGTAAGTGTATGCCATCGTGCATCCTTATAAAATGAAAGTAAAGGGGCAAGTTGCCCTGCCCCAATACTATGTTATTTAAGCAAAGTCACGTGCTACTTCTTGAGCAGTCAAGTCACCTTCGTCAGTACAATCCATTAGAATTGCCCAGATACGGAAAACACCCGTAGTCAAAGCAGTACCAGATTGTGTAGCCAAAGTCAGGTCGATGTTGTCATCTGCAACACACATCAGTGGCTGGTAAGCTGCAGCATTTTGTGCTACAGTACCTGCTGCTGTGCCTGATGCACTGTTGAAACCATCAACAAAACAATCAGCATCAACGCCTGTACCCAAATCCACAGTAGAAGTTCCTGCTGAAGTAGCAGTAACAACTTCAATGCCAGCATTCATAATCATGAATCCCTTTTTGACAGCAATGACTGGAATGACATCGGATGCTGCAAGAGCAGAACCTTTGTCAGTCAAAGCAGTAGCAAAGTTCAGTTCTGTCTGAACCATGTATGGGTTGCGACCACGCTGCGAGTTGCCACGTGCCGCTTGGAGTGTATTATCACCTAGTGCCATAATTCAATCTCCTCTACAGCAAGCAGTATTTGGCGTTAACAAGTGCTTCAGGACGAAGAATCTTGCGGCCATACAGATGCATACCACGGACAATGTCAGCGAAGCTGTCCGGGTCGCGGTAAGTTTCAGTCTTGTTGATTTGGTCAGCAGTAGCAACGGCTGAAGAATGACCAGCAACAATCATGCCAAAGTTATTAGCATTAGTTCCACCTGTAGTAGATGGACCTGTACCAATAGAAGGCAGGTTGTTAGAAACATGAACTTTAAATCCATGCAGGTTATTCAAAATCAAACCGTTTTGTAGACCAGCACCACCGAAGTCTGAATCAAACAAACGTGAGTCTTCGTCTTTCAGCAGTTCAACAAACACAGGGTCAACTACCAACCAACGACCTTGTGAGTCCACGTTTTGTAGGTCGAGTTGACGACCCATACGTGCAATCACTGTCAGTGGGTTAGCAACACCAGCAGTTGTTGGTACAGCTTCAGATGCGCGAGGCTTCAAGCCCACACAGTTAGCTGCGTTACCAGCATTGAAGTCGGCAGCAGTCAGTTTCATTGAGGAAAGAAGTTCATCTGTACCTGCTGTTGGAACTGAAACAGTACCGTTAACAATGTTGTTAACTACGTTAGCGTTACCGCTAATTGCAGCTTGTTTGAAACCAGTCAAGTAACCCAGTACGTCTGCGTCAAACTGGTCGGACAAGCGGTATGCAGCACGGTTGCTTGAGAGAGACTCAAAGTTTACGTGCGAATGTGCTTCTTCAATGTCGTCAACTTTAAATGCAAAGTAGTTTGCTTTGTCAACGGTCAGTGTGAAGTCTTCATCGTCAAGGTCTTGCGGCGTGATTGTAGTACCACGTTCGTATGCCTTAACAGTGATTTCGGGTTCTTTAATGATTTTAACTGAATCACCAAAGTTTGCGATTTCACCAAAGTAGTCGTTATTCGTAATTGCGTCACAAACAGCGGCCTTGCGGAATGCAAGCTGCACCTGTTTGGAGTAAATTACTGGGCTAAAATTACCATTAGGTAAGTTGTTGTAACCCGCTGCTCTTGGGAAAGCCATAATCCATCTCCTATTGTTTTGGATTGTACAGATGCAAACAGTACAATTCTTTGCAGAGGCTGTCTAACGTAGGGTGTATCTTATACAAAGGTTGCAACCAATGTACTCAATAGGCCATGCTAATCAGGTAATCTTTAAGATTTTTGTCGTTTGCGGATTGACAATGTAAACAAGTAGCTAACCCGTTTACATCATACATGACTATAGTTATACTTATAAATAAGTACTTGTCAACTCTTTTTTATCGTGCAGAGCCAGATAAATCGTAGATAAACTTACCACTACGGATAGCATCCATGATTTCATCTGCGTGTTTCTCATACTCTTGTGTAGACATTTTGTCTACATCTGACTCTTTAAGGTATGTAGACGCTTCATCACTTTGCGGCTTGCTTCTTTTATTCTTTGTCGAAACCGCCTCTGCTGCACTCTTATTGCTCTTGCTCTTAGTTTCTTTGCCAATGCCTCTATCTGCTTTGTAGAGGTCAATTGCTCTTGCTGCTGAACGTGCGTCATTATCATTCTCGTACAGTGCGTCCTGTACCCACTTAGGTTGTTCTTCTGCCCACTCATGGAAGTCATCACTGTCACGAATGTCATCAAAGTCTGGATGCATCTGCATTAATGCTGCTTCTGCTTTTTCTTTCGTAGCTGAGTTTTGTAACTCATCAATTGCTTTAAGACGTTCTTCAAGAGCAGTTGATTGCTCACGTGCTTTCTTCATTGCAATTGTTTCAACGATAGCTGCTACATCAGGATAGTCTGAAGCCCATTGTTCAATGTCCTCATCGGACTTAGGCAACTTCATTTCTTTTTTAGTAGCACTTTCCAGTTGACTTTTAAGCGCAGCTAGTTCAGTCTTAAATTCTTCTGCTTGTTTCTGTTGATGTCGGCGTAGGTCAGAGTAACGCTTCTTAAATGTTTTCTCTTCTGCGCTAGTAGGTTCAGCTTCTACTTCCTCTACTTCTTCTTTATCTTCACGTGCCTTCATCAGTTCTTCTAGTTCTTCCTCATCACGCTTTACTCGTTCTTCTTGCGTGTAAGGTTTATTCATAAATGCTGTCTTTGGTGTTGACTGCATCTCTTCTGCCATAATTGTATCGTTCATTGTATTCTCCTTGTTGGGGCCACCGTAGCCACACTGTCGGGCGTGGGGAGTGAGTAGCCAACGAATTAGGTCTTATGATTTAGAGGCTAGACCCTTACCTCGTTTAGCTAGAGGTAACATAAAGTTACCCATAGCTGAAACAAAACCCATACCGAATACTTTTTTTAGTATTTCTCTTTCTGGGCCTGTCATTACTTTACGAATAATTTCTTTTTCTTTGTCTGATAATTTTGCATACGCATCATATGCTTGTTGCAAATCTATTTCCATTATACACTCTTTCCGTTATAAAGTACAGAATAATCTTTCTGCTTTACAAACTTACCAATGCCATAACATATAGCTTCACCTACAGTTTTAATTAACTTACCTGTAATAGTAGACTTAGGATAAACAACAGGGTCAATAATATGGGCAATCTCTTCTGCACGTTTTACTGCAAGATATTTAGATATGTTACAGACTAAGTTATTTTTTCGGATAAGGGGAACCATAGGAATCGCCCAGTAATGATAACCTCTAACTGTAGTTTCTGATAGATTTCTTTTTGTATAATACATATCCATTTTATATAGTTCTTCTGACAATTTACCTTGGCTATGCAATTCTGTACAAATAACACGGCTATCTGTGCCACCATCACCACCTGCATTATTAACTTCACCACCAGAAGTAACAGCTTTACCGCCTGACGTTACAGCTTTTCCATCTTTATCTGTTACTGCTTTTGCATCAGGTCTACCTGTTTCTTCTCTCGCACGTTCATCAGCAGCAGTTTTATTACGCGCAGCAACCGCCGCATTAGAAGGACTATAGCCTTGTGATTCATATCTAGCTTGATGACCTGCGGTTTCTTTATCTCTAGCTGTATCTATAACTGGACCTGAATCAGCAATACCTGCAGGGTCATCTGCCATTCTATCACGGCGAGTTGTAGTTGGAAGTGTTTTTCCTGCAAAGGCTTCTGAACCATAAAATCTTGCCCTAGATTCTCCCGGTGATATACCTAATTTAGAAACTTCTGCACGGTCTGTTCCGTAAGTTACAGGTTTACCTTCTAGCTTTTCTAACATATAGTTTGCAGCTTGTTGTTCTATTGCATCAGTTGCAGCATCCCCTGAAGAACCAGCAAATTTAACAGTATTAGTAGGGGTTGCTGGCCCTGTCTTAGAATAGTCTTCACCCGGCTTTGCAAAAGTTATTTCTCTAGGTTCTCCTGACATAATAGCATTTAAGTAATCTTTTCTTTGATTACCTGCAAGTCCTAAATCTTGCATTCTTGTATTTAAATCTTTAACTTTGTTAGCTACATCTTCACTGCGACCAATACGCCCTGCTATAGCATCTGTCTCACCTGTAACTGTAGCTGTTTTAACACGAGCAGATTCTATTTTATCTTGTAAAAATTTATCAGCTTCTGCACCACTTAATACAGGAGTAGCTGCAGCTTCCTCTGCAGTCTTAGTACCCAACTGAGGACCAGTTAACTGTTCTGCAATAGTATTTAACATTTCTGCTTGTTTAGCTGAGTCAGTAGTAGCATTAGCTACACCCACAGCTATCTCTCGTTTAACTTTATCAAACTCTTTATTTTTTGTATTACTACCTAAAACACCACCAATAGTATCTGTTACCTTATCCATTATACCTCTAGGGTCTAGTATATCAGATACTTTTTTAAATGCATCGGTATTTGTTACAGTAGCAATACGTTGTTCTTCTGGTGATAAAATTTTAGGTGATTGAAACGGGTCAGAATCCCCGCCAGTATCTTGTTGTACAGCAGATGTTTGTGTTACAGTCGTAGGTGTTTCTGGTTTCTTTTCTTCTTCAGTAGGTAAGCTAGACTTAGGAACAAACCCAGCAGGAATTGGAATAAGTGGATTACCACTAGCATCTACAGGAACTTGTATCTCAGCTTTTGTTTCGCTATTAACATATGTAATATATTTAGGCATAAGGGTATCAAATGTAGGAGCCTGAAATGCTTGCTGTGGTTGTTGCGTACCAGAAAACTGTGGCTGATAGCCACCCTGAACACCCTGACCATATACAGGCTGTTGCGGTTGAAATGGTTGTACAGGAGTTTGTGCATAGTTTTGAAAGGTAGAAGGTGCGGTATATTGCATACCTGTTTGTGGTTGAACAAAACCACCTACCTGCATTTCCACTGGCTCATCTTCTAGTTCAAGGTCATCCATACCAAAAGGAATACCGTCAGGAATAACAGCTTCTTCACTGTTGCCCATTTGTCCCATATCATCCATGCGCTGAAGACCTGTCTTTGCTTCATCGCGCAATGCCATCATTTTATCTAGGCCATGAAATCTAACCACATCGGCTGGCATAACAAACTCACCTTCACTTAATTGTGCAGGAATATCATCACGAACTTCTTCTTTGAGTGAGCCTACAGGTACATCATTACCTGACTCTTCATCAATACTGCCGCCTTCTTGCATAAGACCGCCCTCATCGAAAAGTTCCATTTGTTTATCCAGAGCCATTGATTTCATCCCTAAGTTGTTTTAATTTACGTAATACAGCTATTGCACCTTGTTGCCTATGCAATGCAATAGCATCTGTTGATTGTTCCATTACTTTATGATGCTGTTCAATTGCATCATCTAAATAACTATTGAACGCTTCCCATTGGTGGTTGTTGCCCACCAGCGGCTTGAGGTTGCTGAGTATTTGCTTCTTGTCCATTTGCACTAAATCCTTGTTCACCCGGTGTAGGAACTTGTCCCATACCTATATTACCACCACCTGCACCAGTTGGGTCCATTGGGTTAGCACCTGCTGGTGCGCCTTCTGGTCCTGCTGCTGGGGCTTGGAAGCCTTTCATAATCTCTGCTTGCAGAGCAGCTTCATCCATATTGTTGGTTACTTTGTCAGGGTCTAGGTCAAGTGATGTTGCAATCTCACGGATTACATACTGGAACTTAGCAAAAGGTGCAAGTGCTGGGCTGCTTGCTACTTGTAGGAACTGCATCAAACGCTGGCTACGTACTTCGTTAGCCATAAGACTTTCAGTTCCGCGTGCCTTAACTTCTAGGTCGCCTTTAATCTCAGGGTCAAAGTCAAACTGCATGTTAAAGCGGAAGAAACCTTCACCTAGTGGGCGTAGTAGATAGTCATCTACATTCTTTACTACCGTTTTAATACCACCCTGTGCCGCACCCATAAGCATTGATATGCCGGATGCAGTACGGCCTACGCCAGATACTCCTGTTTGCCCATGAGCAAAGCTAGGCATACCTGTGCTTTCGTCTGATAACTGACGTGCTTTGTCAAACAGCATCATATTCTCTGATGATACATTTGGAAACTTAGTTCCAAAGATAGCTTGACCCGGCGCACCACCCTGCCTACGGAATACCTTGCCCGGATATAGTGACAAGTCCTGACCCGGCACTAGATTAGTTTCATCTAGTTCCATAATCAAGTTACCCGATAGGACAGCGTTATCGACAGCCATACGCATAAACCCATTCATAAGAGTTTGTGTATCGTCCATATTCTCTGCAATACCTACTCCAAAGAAAGAGTAAGGATTTAGTTCGTATGGCGCAGCATGATAAGGAATCTTGCTAGGTTTGAATGGGTTAAGAACCATACGAATAAGTTTACCATTACATACCCATACGTTTGCTTGTAGTTCATCAAAGTCTTTCAACTCATCTGGAATACTAATGTCTTGGTCTTCAAGCATGTCCACATCGACCATACCCCAATACTCAAGAACTTCAAATCGTTCAATAGAAGACTCAGGTGCATAGTCAGATAGGTCATCTTCCCAATACTTCTTTGTGTAGTTCTCGCCAATAGCAATAACTTCATCAATCACTTGACCACGGAAGTATGGACGCTTCTTGAGACTACGCAGTTGTGAACGTGACATCTTATGTCGTTCAATTACGTACTGCGCTTCATCCATGTTATTCGCATCAGGGTCAGGATAAAAATTCCAAACAGATACATGCTGTACTTGCGGAACTGTTTTAAACATAGGGTCATAGTTACCTTCATCATCCCAATTAGGATACTCTTTGTCTGTAGCAAACGGACCTTTCATTACACCTGTGCCAAACAGTGCCATCTCAAATGCAGAGTTACGCATATGCTTACCCGCACCAGACTCTTCTAGTTGGTCATGTATCTTCTTCTGCATCTTCTTAGCCGCAATCATAGCAGGGCTAAATGTAATTGCTGTAGGTGTTTTGCCCGGACCTTCTTTTAATTTTTCAGATACAGGTTCTAGTTTGTTCTGTACTACGCCTAGCTTCTCTTGCAGTGACTGTGACGTAGCACCCGGCTCCAAGTCGTTGCCATCACCAGCAAAACCGTATGGGCTAGTAGACAGTGCTGTGTCACCACGTAGCTGCTCTGGCTCTTGTGGGTCAAAGTTTACATCTTCTACTACACCTTCTGGTAATTCAGTAGGGTCTACAGATAAAGGAAAACGCTGATTAGCAAACAAGACATCTACAATCTGTCCGTAAGCTGCCAGCGTCTTTGTCTTAGTTACTTTAATAAATACGCGAGACTTCTCTGCTTCAGTAAACTGTACATCAGGACCATATAGACCACGGTAGTTACGATAAGCACGTAGCCAACGGTCTTCGTCTTGTTCACGGTAATCTTCAGAACGCTGGTATCTCTCGTTAATAAATGGAATAATAGATGCTACATCTGCATCAAACACTACAGAGTCATCTGTGTCTTCTAATGCGATTGCATCGTCTTCAATCATAATTTCTTCTTCTGCCATAGTTTTTTCCTTAATAACCAAACGTACTGTCTGCTACACGCATACCAGTGCTAGGTCTTCCCATAGGGTCATAATCAAATATACTAAATCTTGGTCTTGACATTATTCCATATCTAAGGGCATCATACAAATGGTCTTCACTGTGCGTATCAATGTCTTCCGGATTTTTCTTATCAAGGGGGATGGCTGGTAACTGTGATACGACATTTGTGCAACTATTAAAGAATACAAGTCTAGGCTCCTCTGTAAATTCATCTACCTGCAAACGCCTGTGTATTTCGTTCTTACCTGCTACACGGCTACCACGGCTTCTATCTGATGGTCTCCAACGACATCCTCTACTAATCATTGTCTCTGCAAGGCTAGGACCAGTATCGCCACGTTTATGCCACAGAGAAGAATCAAGCACACCATACTTAATAGTACCATCGCCAGACTCTACATCCAGTATCATATCTGCCAAGTCTGCGGCAAGGACTTTAGAAACGTAGAGTTCTCTATATACCACAAGCTGTTCGTTAGGTGCAACAGCGAACCAAACAACACCAGACTTACTACCATAACCATAGTCACAAGCCCTAAACTTAACCCAGTTGTTAGGAATATCGAAAGGCTCAATAACATGAATATTGCGGTCAAACTCAGTAAATGCCGCACCTTCTTTAATATCCCAGTCGCCTTCAAGGAGTTGTCTCCTTTGCTGCTCTGGCATGGAGAGTAGCATGGCTTCGTAGTCACCCGACTCTGCCAGATAAGGATTGTCAGATAATCTTGCTGGGATAAATCGCCGTTTAAATAGTGACCTTCCAGCTTTTTCATGTCCTGCTGGGTATCGCAGAACGTCTCCTGTATCTGTATCTGTTGCATCGAATGCTCTATTGTAAGGTGCAGGGTCGATGAATGTCTTCTTAACCCAATGATGTCCCCGACCACCGGGGTTAGTTGTTGCTCTCATGTAGATAGGCAAGTCAGGTGCAGTGGACCTTAAACGAGACCGCATGTAATTCCAAGCGTATGGTGTGGACCACTGTGTTAACTCGTCAAACCCTATCCAGCTAAACGCTAGACCCTGATAACGCAATACATCGTCATCTCTATCAAGATACGACATCCACAATCTTGCGCCAGATGGTGCAGTCCACTGCATCTTTCTCTCTGACCACTTAATACCGGGCCAGATTTTTGGGTACAACTCCTGCGACTTAAATACAAGTTCTCTTAGTTCTTCTGTTGTATGTCGCAGTAGCAATCCACTAAATGCAGGATGCCCCATGTAGCGTAGTGGGTCAGCTAACATGGCGTAAGACTTGCCACCACCAGCACTACCACCATAAAGTACTTCTCGTTCTGCTGCAGCTAGAAAATCTGTCTGTGGACCCTTATTAGGTTTGAATAACACATTGGCTGTCTCTTCAATAGCCTGTGTTTCATATTCAATAGGCAGTATCTCAACTGTTGGCTTTGGAGCCTGTTCTTTCTTCTTGGAGACTTTTCGCTTTGGCGATTGCCGTTTCCGCATATTCTGCCCACTTGAGGAGGCTTTTAGCTTGGTTCTTACGTCTTCGTTCATTCTGTAACCGTTTCCTTAATCCCACATGCGAGATGTATCTGCCAGTATTAGTACTCAACCAGTTTGCTACTTCACGATAACTGTATTGATTTACGTGGCTACGTGCTTTCTCTAATAGGTCTAACTCTGTTGGTATAGGGTCAAGAATGTCAGGGTCTTCATCATTTTGTTTATAACCGAAAGGTACAGTCCTTGCAATGCGCGGTATCTGTATCCATTCGTTTTCTTCTTTAATGTCTGTCGGCTGTGGGAGTTTCCACTTACCTATGCTACGTGTCATTTGTTGGCCTAATAAATAATGTATCACAATCTAAACATATACGTCTATTTTTCCCCTTACGTTTCATGTTTTTAGTTACGCAATTAGGACAAGTATCTTTTTTTCTACCTTCTTTAATGGGTGCATCCCAATCAATAAAACTAGTCATCATCCTCTACAACTGCTTTAGGTGGCATAAGCATGACACCCCCTGATGCTTCTACTTGCATCTTCTCAGTCTTTACCAGACCAGTACGGTCAAGCAGTTCTTTAGCTGCTGCCATCTTATCACGTATGCCTAGTTCAGTTGGGTCGTACAACCCACCTACCATAGCTATCGCAGCCTTCGGCGCATTACGTGCCATGTACATTTGAGTTGCCTCAAGTATTTCTTCTTTAAGACCTTTAACAATTTCTGCAGTACTAGAAGTGTCAGCATATCCCGCCAGTTTCTTTGCTTGCACCATATCGCCACCTGCTTCTTCAAACAGGACGTTAAGTAGTGCTTGTTGCTTATCAGTTAATTGTCTAGCCATTAAAACTCACCATTGTGCATTGCGTTTGCTAATTTTGTACTTCTTGATTTTACCTGATTTGCCCACCTGCTGTCAAGCATTTCTTTTGCTGCATTGATAAAATCTTCATTATGGATAGCATTCCACATCTTTTTAAACTTACACAGTCTTGGGACACCCATATTGAATGCCATATCCATAAGTACAAGTTGACGTACACTGTCTAGCTTGTCTACGCAAGGGTGCGCACGTACAAGTTCTTCTTCGACAATCTGCACGTCATTCTGTGCTAGATACATAGCATCTGCTTCTGTGATACCTTCAGTATGAACAATAGCCATATTAGGTATGTCCATCCATTCCAGTTCTTCTTTAGTGATGCCACGGTCTTCTAGGTTACGTCCGATACCAATAGTATCAATTCCAAGTGTATCTTGATATACCTGAAGGCGTAAACCTTCATGTGTAATTAATTTATTTAGGAAATCTTCTTTACGATACTTCATTTCTCATGTCCCATCCATACCGCAAATGCACCTGTCATGGCCCCCGTGACTACACTCACTAGTGCCGCTTGTTGACTTGTCGGGTCGGGTAGTGTCATAAACCATTCCACTACTCTCCATGCTGATATTGACATCATTAACATCATTAGACGAGGAAGTATCTTCCACGCTAGTATTCTTTCCATTGCTACTTTCACGATTCTTCCTTGCTTGTTCTTCTGTTGTTATGTCGTGCATATTCCACATCTGCACTAGGACTTCCCTTTACCAAAGAGCCTAGTAGCACTGCGTACACCAAAGCTGGCAGCAACGATAACACCAAGACTGTATTGATACCACTCAGGCATTGCGTTGAGTTGTGCGAATCCATTGGAGACTACTTCTTCCATCCCCGGAATAAACGCCATAACAAGAGGAATAGAGAACAAAACGGTAAGCCACTCATCTTTCCACGAAGACTGACTTCCTTTAGCCATCTCCAAATCCCAGTCAATTTCACCAGTAGCTTTTCTTTCCATGACTGTAGCTTCTGCTTTAGCCCTTGCCACTTTGGTTGCAGCTTCTGCTTTAGTCTTTTCAACTTTTCCATCTAACCATGTCCCTGCTAAATTAGCGATAGGTCCAATTAATAAATTAAGCATTAGCCTCTCCGAAACTTTGCTGTCTTCTTTGCAATACCTTTAGGCTGTGCTACAAACTGCTTACCTGCAGCTTTACCTTTTCTCTTAGCCTTAGTTGTAGCAGAGTACTCTGCACTTGTCAAGGACTTTATTGCTTTTGCAGGTAAATATCTTTCTCCTGTCTTAGCAGAAGGTTTACCCGACTTAGTACGCCAGTCTTGATTAGTCCAGTTCTTTAAACTCTGCTGTGGTTTTTTCATTGTAGTTTTTTCCTAATTGACTTCAGTGTTTCTTTTAATGTAGGCTCATCTTTTTTGCGGGGGTTGTACACACACTGATACTCACGAGGACAGAACTCGTTAATTGTCATAGATTCTATGGTGTTGTTTGCACCCCTGTATGTGCAAATATATTCTGTGTATGGGTTTTGTTTTATTTTAATTCTTTCGTAGTTAACAAGTCTGCATGTAGTCCACTTTACTTCGTCTGCTTTAGCTTGCTTAGACATAAGGAACATAATAAAAGAGTAAAGAATTGCTGCAGCTAGTCCAAGCATAACAATCCACGCTACAATCTCTACAAACTTTTGTCTGCGTTCACGTTGTTTGTACAGTGTCTCTTGTCTTTGCTTACGTATCTGACCTTCCATACGAACTAGGTCATCCCACTTAGCCCTACCCATAGTCAAACTAATCCACTGCTGCAGTTCGTATCGCTGTGCTGCTGCCTTTTCTTTATTAGCAAAAGCAGTGATGGCTTCTTCTTCAATACTTGTGCCATTAAATAACTTCTTAAAGATAGGGGGGTTCTTAGCTTCCTTCTGCGCTTGGTCAATATCACTTAGCGCACCCATCCAGCGAGACAAGTCACCAGCCATAGACTCAATGTCACGACCTACTTGCATTCCCTTTTTGATAGCACCGAAAGCAGCCGATGCGGTAGCCATTGCAGTAATTGGGTCCATCTATGCAGCTTCCTGTTTTGGTTCCTGTGCTGATACTCCCATCCACTTAGACCACTCAGCGTAGTAGTGACGCATACCCACCTCATCATGGATTGTGCCGCCTTCGTGTCGTCCATGCAGGATGTTACGTGGTTCTGTGCCTGTACGCATTGTAGTCCCCTGACCAGCAACGCCAATCAAGTCTTCGTGTAGGTTACGACCAAACGGTCCCCAGATAGAGTTGTGGTGTTCAATACGTGTGGCTCTATCTTCTGGACTGTCACTCAGTAGGCCATAGCCACGAAACTCAATCATTACTTTGTTTGGTCCTAGCGGGGTTACACTATCGCTACGATAGGCACTGCCACGCAAGTTAAAGTTAAAGCCGGGGAATAGGTCAACCATGTACCACTGGTTTGGTGGCAGGTTAGGGAATGACAGTTCGCCTCTATCTTCAAAGCCTTCATATTCTTCGTAGTTTACTGTAAAGCTAGATACGTTTACGTGTCCGTTATTGAATGGTATATTCTTACGAGCAAAGTAAGCATCATTAAAACCAGTCACACGATTGTGGTAGTGCATAAAGTCATGGTAAAACTCAGAGTTTGTGTCATGCCATAGCTTGTAGTTGGTATCAATGACAGCCTTGTGGTAGTGAAACACTTCTAGTGGCTCTGTGTTAATAGCATCATCAATGCAATCAAATGCACCGTCAAGCCACTGTGCTAAGTCTTGGCTAGGGTTACGGTCTAGTGTAGTCCACACCATTCCACCATAGTTTACCTCTGTGTGCAGCTTGTCCCATTCATCGTAGTCTAGTTCACTGACATGACCAGCTACCCGTACAATGCCGGGGTTGTGATACAGATAGGCTTGTATGCCATCAGCCTCATGTGCAACCAGTATATTCTTGTGTGCAATCTGTGATGTACGATAGCGTCCTACTTCTGGTAGTTCACTTTCATGGCATACAGGAACCCACACTTTAGCGAATATATTTTCTATCTCTTGCTCATACAAGTCTTGGTCAGAATAGATAAGAGAGTTGATGTGTTCTATGTTAGGGGTCTTAGTCCATTGTTTGTGATTGCGTGGTGGCATTAATAAAGTTTTACATCCTCTGGGTTTACATATCTGGGTACACAGTACGCAGTTACTCTGTCTTTGGGGTCTATGTATTGTAGGTATTCATAGTTACCATATCGTTTAGTTACGCGAGAGGCAAAGTAATTACATTCGTTTATATTACGAAAGTACATATCTCCACTCTCTAGTTTACGTGCATCCCCAGTTCCCAAGTAAACGAGAAGCAGGAATACGTGTGCGGTCACGACTTATACCCACCCCCAGCAGACTTGTATGCTTTAGCAAGCATCTGTGCCTTACGTGCAGACCATTGACCGGGGCCACCACCTTTGCTACCAGCTTTAATACGATTAAACTGTTGCTTTCTCATTCCGGGCTTAGTGTAGTTGCCAGCTTCGTTAACTCTCGACTTGCTCTG